AGCCGTCACATCAATGTCAAAAATCCGGGTAGTAAAATTGCTTGAAAACGAGCCGCGGCATGAACTCGAAAATCTTGTCGCCGGGGTGCGATATTTGCTGATCGCGGTCCGAATACCGACCACCAGGAATACGCGACCGGTTGAAATAGATATTCTCCGCTGCGATAGAAATCGTCTGCGTCGGGGACGGTGCGCTAGGATCCTGCGTCACCTCGTCCTGTACGATTTCGGGCGGCTGCATATACCCGAAGAAAATCACAGGTGCCGCGGCGATCGGTTGCCAGTCATCATCAAACGACTGCAAATAAACCTTTACAAGCCGGTCCTGAACTTCCCCGATCTGCGTCAACGCCAGCCCGAGCAAATCGTTTTTCACACCACCAATTGTGAATGTCACGCGCTCCGAAACCGTGGAATTCGCGAAAGATAGACCATCGATCGAACCTGCACCGAATAGCGGCTGAAACAGAGTGTCGTTTACTGTCAACCGGGTGTTGCCGTTCCAGACGCCCATTTTTTCAGACACAAAATCGAATTCGACCAGAAACGCGACACGAACCTTGCCTGTAGAAAATCGCTCTATTTCGTCGGCGTTGAAGAACGTCACGATACAAGATCCTCGACAAAATTAACGGTCGGAAAGCCACGACGATTTGCGTCAAGTGACAGCATCATTTCGTCATCGGTCGCCAGGCGCATACGACAAACCGGGCGCGTGAATTCCAACTCGTCACCGGCCGTCACCGCTGCACGCAAGGGGGGTTGCCAGCGCAAAGCCGCTGTGGTGTCAGACGTGTAAACGACCGAATCGAGCCGGTACATATGTTCATCGAACGAGAACACTTGACCGGGTTGCAGCATGTCTCCGAATGCAATATCCACAGTGCCCGCAACCGACCTTTCAATCAGATCGGTGGTAATCGTTACATGTGTACCCGATCCGACGTACCCCGTATCATCGTCAAAAAATGAATCGTCACTGTGCGGAACTTCTGTCAGGACGGCGTCTGGGTCGATCGGCTGATACGCATGACAATACGGCACCAGGATGGGGTACAAGCGACCCTGGAGCTTCGCAGCGATGCCGTTGAATGCGAGTACCCGGTTACGCGTCGTGACAACCACACTGCCGAACGTTGCGCGCCAAAACCCGGCGTCACCTGAAATGACGTCTGCGGCACCCGCGGCCGACACAGGACCGCTGATGTTCATACCGGAAATGTGAAACATCGGTTCTTGTGGTGGGAGTACGTGGCGCGGCCATTGTATCGTCATCAGAATTGCCGATCCTGTGTGTCGGTGATCAGACCGCCCATATTGGCTTTTACCGTCTTGAACGACTGTTCGACCGAGACCTGAATAATCGTCCCCGATGCGGTGCGTATGCGCTGGTCGGCAATATCAGCCATGCGGCCGGAATCGTCCGACAAACGAAGCTCGACAACGTCGCGGCTGGATTTGTTTTGTTGAACGGTTGGCGACGAAATAGTGACCGGGACTTTTCCGCCAGCTGGCAACGGGATAACGGCTTCCTCACCGTGGACAATGCCTGCAGGTTGACCGCGCCGACCTGGTGTTTTCGCCGTGCCGGATGCGAAACCGAAGATTTTCCCGATACCACCAAGGATAGAGCCGAACAGCCCTGAGCCCGCCCCGCCCCCTGTGCCGCCCTTGGTCGAAAACAGACCATCAACGGCCATGTCGAGCAACTTATCAGCAACCTTGTTCAAGGCGTTTGACAGTGCTTCAGCGCCGGATTTGCCGTCTTTCAGGTCGGATATGAAACCCTTGAAAACGTCCTTTTCCAGAGACGCCCATTCTTCGGCGTTCTTTTGGATTTCCTTCTGTGATTCCGACAGCTTTTTAGCGTCCGCCGACGCTTCGGCATAACCCGTTGCAAGCGCAGAAATCTGTTCTCGCAATGCAGGTGTGATCTCCATGCCTTCGCGCTGTGCGTCTGCTAGCAACTTCTGTTCGGCCTGAGCTTTCTCGAGAGCGAAACCATAATCATTCACAAGGGGGTTTACCGCCGCTTGCGCTGCCGTCGATTCGCGGAGCGCCGTTGTCCGTTCCTTGATCCCGGCGACTTCAGAAGCGTAGGAGTCCGCGCCCTTGCCTCCACCACCTTTGCGCTTCGCCCCGCCGCCATATTTCGAGCCAGGCATACCGTCCAGCTCGATCAACGGTCGCGAATCGGGTGTCGGAACGTTAAACCCCGGCGTGTTGTTTTCCCGTAGCAGCCGACGCCGACGCGCCTCGTCATCCTGTAGCGCGTTGCGGCGCTTCTCTGCGTCGGTCACGCGGTCGAGATCAGACGGACGGTTATCCGGCTTCGGCGTTTCACCGGTCGGTTTGAAATCATCACCTGAAAAGAATTTGCCACCTTCCGAAAACAACGGTGGTAGCGCGGCTAAATTTTGACTGGCAAGCAGGGCTTGCATTGCCGATCGACGCAATCCGTCAGCCTGACGTGCCGCACCGAAGAACGTATCACCCAACGACGCAATAACACCGGCAAGCGAATTCGCGGCAGGAATACCGGTTTGTGTGAATGCGTCAGCAAGCGCGTCCTGTAGGTCTTTCAGTTCCTGCGTACCGTCTTTGCCGTCCCGAGCCGCTGCGGCCACCTTGTCGAACGCTGTATGAAGCGCGTCGATCGTCTCGGATTTCGCACCGGCTTCAATCAACTGTTCTTCCAGTTCGGCCAGGTCAAGTTTCAGACCTTCAAGCTCTTTAGTGACCGGTTCAAATTTCTGTTTTGACAGGATATCGACCGCAGCAAGCAACTCGGTCTGTTCCTTGGCATCAGCAAGACGGTCAATGTACGATTGCAGTTCGGGGACCGCCTCCCCCCAACGCTTCGCAACGGTCTCAATTAACTTCGCTTGCTCTTCGATGGCTTTGTTTGCTTCCTCACCACCAGAAGCCATTTCCATGAACGCCTGGACAGCATAGCCGCCAAGGCCGATCACGGCGAACGTCAGGAGCGAAAAAGGATTGAGAACAGACATTGCAGCCTGTGCAAGTGTGCTACCAAACTGCTTGATTGACATACCTGTTGACTGGAACTGTTGCGAAATTTGCGTTCCTTGCTGGAGCATGATCAGAAACGGAGACTGACCACCAGCCAACTGCACACCGATGTCATTCAACTGATACGAAAGCTGTGTCGCGGCACCCGTGGCGTTTTTAAGTCCGCCCACCGCTTGCTGTGAACCCACGCCGATACCGGAGAACGCCCGCTGTGCACCCTTGCCGATGTTGGTGTTTGCCGCGTCGAACGACTTTTCCATAGCACCGGCAGACTTTGCGGCATCCTTTACCAGCTTAGCAAGTTCACGCTCCATCCGCGCTTGTGTAACGCCGATCTGAACCAACAAGCCGCCCGAGTCTTCACCAGCCATTTAGAAACCCACGATGCCCATTTCGGCCAAACGTTCGTCGCTGATATCAGCGTTACGTTTCGATTTAACACCGTTAACAGCTTTCCAGCCATCAAAACAGGCGTTGAATTCCCAAAGTGTCATTTCATCCACAGTGCGGGGAGAGAAACCCATAGCCGTGCCGGAGGCGTAAAAGTGTGACCACTTTATACGTCCGAATTCGTCACGCTCCCCGCCACTATCTCCCCCGGCGCATCGTCCCCCGTGGGGTCGGCAGGCTCACCCATGACGGCGTCACGTAACACCCGCGTGGCAAGTAGCATCGATCGATACAGCGCGGGCGTGTTGTCGGTGAAAACCTTGTCGGTCAGCTTTTTCGCCGCGCCCGGTTCCATGCCACCACCGACCAGCCCGAGCCGCACGGTGTCAACGATATCGTCAACGAACCACTGTGACCCGGTGATGCGACCGAGCAAGAAAAGCGGCCCGACACCGGTCGCAGACTGCAAAGCCCGCAATTCACCGATGCCGAGCCGGAACGGGTGTTCTCCGCCTTCCCAAACGTACATGCGTTACGCCTTGTTCGTGGCGGTCGGCACGCCGTCGAAGCGGATAGCGATTTCTCGGGTCACCTTCTGTCCCTTGGTGCGTGCGTCAACCACAGACGTCAGCAGCGCGGGACCGGCTTCCGTTTCCGGGTCGCCCGACAAAGCGGCAGTGTTGCGAATGCGGATGTTCTTGGTCGCGCCGGAATAGAACCAATCGAACATCGCCTTGTTGGACTGTGCGGCCCATACGCCGGTACCATCGACCGTTACGGTGATCGACCGTACTGCGACTTCGACCGAGACCGGCAACGATT